GCCATCCTTGTATAAAAGCCACATCGGCATTGACCAACTGAGGACGTGTGGCCAGTACTCCGTGGTCGCCAGCGGTCTGAACCCCGCCTACAAATCTTCTTAGTAAATCTGACTTGTGTTGACTTTTCTTGCTAGGCGGAACAGACGCCAAGTATGCTACAAATTTCATTTGATCTTCACCCAGAATTTTGTAGTAGCGTCTTGGCAGTCATCTAATGCGCTGTCGCGTATTTTAATTTGATCAACAACATCCTTCCAGTCTTGATCGCGTTTTAAAATCCAAGGAGCATATTTCATACTCAAAAATTTACTACTCCAAGGTTCCACCACAATAACTTTTTTCCCCAACAACACACCCCAGTAAGCGCCGTGATAACTATTAGTCAGGATTATGTTTGCACTGCCCAATAGTTCTATAGTCTGATCAATGTTACTTCCAGAGTTTACAAAACGCGGTATACTATCATTGCCAAAGTTTTTAATTAGCTGTTTCTTGTGCTCAAAGAATACAACATCATTTTTAATTGCATATTTTTTCTTCAATGCTGGATGCATGCAACTGGCACACGGCACCCACGGTTGATTTTGATCCCAGTCACGAACACCAACTTCGTCAAAATTCATAAGCCAGTCTGGGTATACTATTTCGGCAACGCCTCGCTTGTCCAGTGGTCCATTGTGTCCAGCACCCCAAATATGTCGAGGTGCTGACACAGGCTTAATTTTATTCATGTACCGTTTGATAAAATTACGGTGTGCAAATTGAAACTCTGCATGGGCCTTTTCGTTGGCTGGATCTTTAAGATTCCATTTGTGTTTTTGTATACGTGTCAACTGGTCTAAATCTGCCGATGGCAGCAATGACGGAATAGCGTCTCCAAAAAATTCATTGCCAATAAGGCCACCACCACCAACAACCATTGGCAATCGACTGTCGTACTCTGTTTCGTTTATTCGTGTGATGTCAACCACTTGATATTCTTCTGGTTTGAGGAAGTATTGTAATGGGTTACTGGCCAAATCGCCCACATTGTTTGGGTCAGCACGGTGCACAACAGTAAACTTTGGGTTAGCCATGTTCGATCCTTTGTTGACAGTATTCGGTTAGTAGCCTTTCGTTGTGCCACTCATTTGCTTGTGGAGTATCGGAAAACTCGTGGAAGCAAGGTGTGCCTAACGTGTAGTGCAGTAGTTTGGCATCTTTGTTTTCGCCAAACTCGTCCGGCAGCCAGTTCCATTCTATTGGTAACTCGCCGATACGTTTGTCATCCAACCAGGTAAATCTGTGCAAATCAGCACCTGTACTTTTTTGTATAAATTCTGGCGTAAGCACTTTGTTGGGATGGTTGGCGCAGTTCCATAATATGACACTTGACCAGTTCTTGCGTGGGTAATCTTCATTTTTGCTGCCAAGATACTTGACAGGCATACGAGTTTTGTAATTGTGCTTGACTACCATGACATCTTTGCATGGATCACGCATGTCCCACAGTTTGGTAATATCGTCTCTGACAATCATGTCACCGTCAATGAAAATAGCCCATCCTTTAAATCTCATCAAGTGCGGCACCAAGAAGCGAGTGTAGATAAAGTGGTTGGACCCGTCTTTGTGTGTTTCTTCGTAGTCGCCGAACAAGTTCAGTGCCACTGGAATAATAGCAACTGGTTGACTAGCGTGTCGGATAATGCTGTTGACACAAGTATGATAAGCAATTGCTTCTCTTGGATCGTAGCCGATAAAAATAGGAATAGGTAACTCGGGGTTAATAGTCATTGTGTTTATTTAATGTTTGAACAATCGGCGATAATATAGCCACCGGCTTTTGTGTACTTGCAATTGCTCCATTGAGCAGACAACAATGCAGTAATTGATTCTTGTGTGAATGATTGTCGCCATTCTGACTTGGGCACAGCTCTTGCCAATACCATAATAATAAATCTATCAGCAAACGGTGTTATTGCCTGCACAAAGGCTGCAGGATCTTTGATGTACTCCAACACGCCGAGCACAAGGCCTACATCGTACCGCTTGTCTAATGTGATGGTATCAGTATCAAAGTCAATTTGAATGTCAGCAGTGGCCACACGATCTAACCCGATGTACTCACGGAATGTTTGATAGTTCAATACACTTCGGTCACCGCATCCAAAATCAACCACACTACAATCAGCAAGCTCAAATTGATCTAATAGCACATTGCGTTTTGCCCAAGTTGGTTCAATCATCAAAGTATACTCCTTTCAAATGATTCCATGCTGTGCCGTCGTTTAACTCGTTCATATTCCAGATCATATAAGCAGCGTTGTGCAACCATTGTGTGCGATCTATGTCTAATGCCGGGTTGGATAAATTTTTGATTCGATTGCTTATGTCCCACACAACACTTTCGTCACTGAGCGGAAAAGTAGGAATGCCCTCACAGGTACTTTCTACCAATGCGTTGCTGTTGTACCCCACAACTGCACAGGCAGCATCAAGGTCTTTTTGCAATCCAGCACCGCCTTCGTACACTGTACGCTGGTTCCATGTTTCGCTCAATGTTATGTTTTTTCCTATAAACTTGTTGAAGTTTATTTTCTTTGTTTTCAAATGTGGACGAATCATTATGGGTGCATCTGTGTACAACTTGATTTGTTCCACAGCGTGTGCTATCCACGCTTCGTAGGTGTTGTACTTTTGATACAAGCTGTTAAGAGTTGAATCACCGGGCTTTTGTAAACACAGTAGCACATGGCCATCACGTTGTTGCCATGGCTTGATTTCTATGTTTTGTAATTTTTGTATATGATTCCATCTATCTGGCGGACTATTGGCATTGTTAAAGTTGCCGCTTCTTAAAAAATGCCCCCATCCTAATCTATAGTAGCACTTGTCCGGATAGTGAACTGAAAAACTGTTTTTTCTAAACAAATTTGATTCGCAAACAAGCACAGGCTTTCCTGACGCTGTTATAAAATCATATTCTTCTATGTGTTGACTCTTGCGCTTCTTTACGTTGATTTGAAAATAACAATCAGCATTGTGTTTGTCTGGATCGTCAAAATTTAATATCTTCCAGTTGGGTATTTTAAAATCAACTTGAAAAAATCTATTGATCAAGCCATTGAATGCTACAACACGGGTCATTTGCGTTCGATATCTTCTTCTACACAGTTCTCGCCGTATTGAATTTCGATTAGTCTAAGTGGCCGATCAGTTTCGTTGCACAACATGTGCCATTCGTTAGTGGCAATAAAAGTATGCTGGTGCGCTGTCATGTGACATTTTAAATCGTGATCAGTTGATTTGTCCAGTGTGTATACTGCACCTTCACCTTCGGCAACAAACCAAAACTCTGCACGGTGTTCGTGACGTTGCATACTTAGACAAGTTTTTGGAGCAACTGTGAGTTCTTTTAGTTTGACATTGGCACCAACTTCGTGTAGTACACGATAATATCCCCATGCTCGCCTAGTTTTGGGTTTTTTCCATTCTTCTAAAATCCAACTGCTTGAGTTGGCTTTGTTGGTACCGCCTACACCGAACTCAAATGTCAACCGATCATCCTCAAAACTCATTTCCGGAATGTTTACATTGGTACGATCACCACCATTGGCAAACACCAAGTCTGCATCAGGATATAACTGTCTTACATTTTTAATAGCTTCTACAGCAGACCCGTCGTCGTCGTTGAACAACAAAACACCGTCCACTGGTTTAAGATTTTCTATAATGCTCACACGCTCTGTGACAGGCATAAACGACTTGCCTTTCTTTCGTTCAAGCCATTTGTCTGAATTGACTCCGACAATAAGTCGATCACCCAACTCGCGTGCCGCTTTAAGATATGCTATGTGTCCGGAATGCACAGGATCAAACCCGCCGGTTACTATTACGATTTTCATAAAGATATTTACCGTTATATACGCACATAAATATAGAATGACACCAGCAATTGCCAACACAGAGCCCTTGGACTGTGCCTGTGTAATACACGGCGCAGGCTACGATTGGATTTATGTAGAGCGTTTGTACAGCATGTTGTGTAGACATTTGACACGCCCTGTTCGATTGCATGTTTATACAGAAGCCAATAGGCCAGTTCCAGATCATTTGATCAAGCATGCATTGCAAGACTGGGGATTTGCAGGACCTAAAAAAAGTTGGTGGTACAAGCTACAATTGTTCAACACACAACATCATGTGGGTCCTATGCTGTACTTTGATTTAGATGTTGTTATTGTCAACAACATAGACTGGCTTTGGCAGTTGCCATTGAGGCATTTTTGGACCATTCGAGATTTCAAGCATTTGTGGAAATCAAATTGGACTGGTGCAAACTCCAGTGTTATGTGGTGGGATACAACACAATACAAACACATATGGGAAACTGTAGTGAAACAGGATATTAATTTTTTCACTGCTAAATATCGCGGAGATCAAGATTTTATCTCAGATGTTATACCAAACACACACCGACGCTTTTTTCACACAGAGTGGGTAAAAAGTTGGCGGTGGGAATGTTTAGACGGCGGGTTTGACTTTCGCAGTAGAAAGTACTCGAGACCTAGGTCAGGAACAACAGTAAGTAAAGAAACAAGTATTTTAGTGTTTCATGGCAGCCCTAATCCCCATGAAACAACAGATCCAGTGATTGTGAAACACTGGCAATGATAAATAAACATAACAGGAGACCAAAAAATGGCCAATAGAACACTACAATTTTATGGATATGCATACGGCGACGTACCAGTCCAATTAAACGCACATATCAACGGTGAGTTAGTTTTTAGCGGATCCGTTGCTACAATAGCAGGGGAACTACCACCACAACCCATCGATTTATCAAACGCCCCGGTATTATTCAGCATTGCTGATTCTGCTTTATACCCAACTAGTTATTCTGGTGCATACCCAATGACAGTATCGGTTGCAACAGGCACCGGCGTTGCCCTTGGACCAGTATGGTCCAATTACCAACCCGAAACAGCCAAGGATTACGTCGCGCTTTCTGGAAGTATCAGCGGAACAACTTTAACTGTAAGTTCTGTAACAGAAGGTGCAGTAACAATTGGCCAACTATTGTACGGTGTAGCCGATGAAACAACAGTTGTATCAGGCAACGGATCAACTTGGGAAGTTTCTGTTAGTCAAACAATAAGCGAAACGAACATAAAAGGCGCAATCACAGTTCCAGGAACTGCTGATGTTTTCGACGGTTGCTATTTTGGTACACCAGCAAACTCTGAAGACACAATTGATCCACGTAGTAGCGTACAAATTAATGGTGTTCAACAAGTTCCACCATTGGAAAAATCCACCGGCTGCTGGACTTGGGTAGTTGATAGTGGAAGTACACTTGAGTGCAATCTCAACGTTGGCCCGGGCAGTGAGTAAAAACCACACTTAGCGGTACCAAAAACCCTGTTTTATACAGGGTTTTTTTGTGGTTGACGTATAATACGCCTTTTGCTATAATATGTACATAGAGCAACAAAAAAGGACCTAAAATGCAGTACACGTTGATTACAAAAACGGGCAAAGTCATGCAATTTTATGTCAAGTCTTTAGCAGACACTTATCAACTCAATCTGGGAGGTGTTGTTTTTACACAACAAGTACTCGGTACTGAAACAGTGGTCAACAACCCAGTTGACCAATAATTGCTCTTTTGCTATAATATACACATAGACAGCAACAACTAGGAGTTAAAATTGAACGCAATTCGTATCAAAAACGGTGTTTACCGCAATCGTCCTGTCAACAACATCAGCTTCAAACTTGTAAAAGGCTACACTTCTGGAGCAAAAGGCAATTATGTAACTGTGGATTCTGATGGCTACTTTGGCCCAGAGTTTAAAACTGTTCGCATCCGCGTAGATGCAATTGAAGATTTTGAATACATCAATGGAGAAAATATGGAGCAACAATCAGCACCCGCTGTTCCTGTAGTAGAAGAAACTGACGAGCAAGCAATCAACCGCATCCGTGAGCGCTTTGACATTTTGACTGAAATGACAAAGGCAACAGTGAGCGGTGACATTCGTGCTATGATTGTAAGTGGCCCTCCTGGCGTGGGCAAGAGCTTTGGCGTCGAACAAGAAATCGAAAAGTCTTGTTTGTTTGACAAATTGGCTGGCAAGCGACTTCGTGCAGAAGTTGTCAAAGGCAGTGCTACTCCAATTGGCTTGTACCAGACACTTTACAAATTCTCCGACGAAAATTGTGTTGTGGTGTTTGACGATTGTGACAGTATTTTGCTAGATGACGTTGCTCTTAACTTGCTGAAAGGTGCACTGGACTCAGGCAAGAAACGTACCATTTCATGGTTAAGCGAAAGCAGTGCTCTACGCCGCGAAGGCATTCCTGAGCGTTTTGAATTCAAGGGCAGTGTGATTTTTATCACCAACTTGAAGTTTGACAAAATGAAGTCGCAGAAGCTCAAAGATCACTTGGATGCATTGCAAAGTCGTTGTCACTACTTGGATCTGACACTGGACACAATGCGTGATAAGATTTTGCGTATTCAACAAATTGCCAAAGACGGCGTGTTGTTTGCAGACTATGACTTTGAAGAAGAAGCACAAAAAGAGATTATTTCTTTTATGGATACAAATCAAAATCGTTTGCGTGAGGTGAGCTTGCGTATGGCATTGAAGATTGCGGACTTGCGCAAACTGAGTGCCAACAATTGGATGCGTTTGGCAGAAACAACTTGCATGAAAGTTGCTTGAACAATTTAACTCCAGGGTAGACAATCTACTCTTTACAGCAGGCATTAGTAAAATAACGCCTGCTTTTTTTCTTAATAAATATTGCACAATGTTTTGTTATAGCCCTTGGACCAATATAGATTTTTCACCCACTGGTGCAATTACACCTTGCTGTAAATTTCAGGCCAAAAATTATGACAAAATACACAATATCAAGTCTGACTCAATCACTGCATATGCCAACAGTGATTTTTTAAAACAAATAAAAACTGAATTTATCAATGGTCAATGGCCAGTTGGTTGCGAACGATGTAAAATTGAAGAACAATACGGTATCGAAAGTAAGCGCCAACTTGACTATACTCGGTGGAACGATCAATACCAAATTTATCAGTTGACCAGCAACAACTTTATTACTGCCAGCATTGCTTTTGGGAATACCTGTAACTTAAAATGCATAACATGCGGTCCGTCATCTTCGAGCAAATGGCACAACGAAGCCAAAGACATTTACAATATAACAATAAAACACCATAAGTTTTTTAAACAAGAGTTTGCCGGTGATTTTGTAAACAATGCACCCAATATTATACATATTGATATTTCAGGCGGCGAACCTTTTTTAAGTGGGGTGCCGGAACAAAAAGAATTGTTAAAATATTATATTGCATCCGGGCAAGCTGGTAATATCACGTTACATTACACAACCAATGCAACTGTGTTTCCAGACAACAACTGGTGGGAACTATGGGCGCATTTTAAAGAAATTGACATGCAATTAAGCATAGACGGAGTGGGAAAAAGATACGAATATATTCGTTTTCCGGCTAACTGGGTTGATGTAAACAAACATATTGACAACTATATTGAAAAATTAAATCTTACAAATTTCAGACTTAGTGTTAGTCATACTGTTAGTGCATATAATATTTACTACTTAGACGAATTTTGGATTTGGTGCATCCGTAAAGGGCTTCCTAAACCGTGGTTAGGGAGAGTACACTCACCGGTACATATGAGGCCTACTGTGTGGCCGAGTAAAGTTAAGAATAAAATAGTAGCAAATTTAAAAAATAGCAGGCATCCTGATGTAACCAACTGGACCGAGCTAATGGAAAACTCAGATGACGCTGAATACTTTGAATTGTTCAAAACTAAGTTGCATGATCATGATGCCCACCGGAAATTAAATTTTTCAATTACATTTCCCGAACTAGCAGAATTTGTATAATTTTCATTTACTCTTTACAGCAGGTATTAGTAAAATAGTACCTGCTTTCTTTTGACTTTACTGTTTAAATAGTGTATACTAAACAACAATGAAAACAGCCACAATCATAATCCGAGACGAAGTCAATATTAAAATTGAAGGGATTGAACTAGATGCACGCCGTGCATTAACCAATGCTTTCAAATATGATGTGCCGGGCGCCAGATATTTGCCCGCAGTGCGACTAGGCAGATGGGACGGCAAGGTCAGTTACTTTCAATTGGGCGGCAGTACCTATGTGAACTTGCTGCCAGAGATTGTGCCCATCCTTGAAAAGTTCAACTACGACATTGAGCTAGACGATCAGCGCACATACTCAACCACATTTGACTTTGACCACATCAAAGAAGACTCATTTGCTCACAAGGTATGGCCCAAGACACATCCTATGGCAGGACAACCTGTGGTGTTGCGTGACTACCAAGTGGAGATTATCAATGCTTTTCTTGGCAACCCGCAATGCATACAAGAAGTGGCCACAGGGGCTGGCAAGACACTGATGACAGCGGCATTGAGTTTGAGTATCGAACCGTATGGTCGCAGTATTGTTATTGTGCCCAACAAGAGTTTGGTCACACAGACCGAAGCTGACTACATCAACTTGGGACTGGATGTGGGTGTGTACTTTGGTGACCGAAAAGAGATCGGTCGTACACATACAATTTGCACGTGGCAAAGTTTAAATGTGCTGATGAAAAACACAAAGAGTGGTGTAGCAGATGTCACTATTCAAGACTTCATCGAAGATGTTGTGTGTGTAATGGTAGACGAAGTACACATGGCCAAAGCTGATGCACTCAAGACACTGTTGACTGGCATAATGTCTAGGGTGCCAATTCGATGGGGGTTGACCGGAACTGTGCCCAAAGAACCGTTTGAGTTTCAAGCATTGAAGTGCAGTCTGGGGCCTGTTATTAATCAGCTCAGTGCCAGCGAATTGCAAGATCGCGGAGTGTTGGCACAATGTCATGTGAACATTGTGCAGTTGGTGGACCATGCTGAATTTTCAAATTACCAAAGCGAATTGAAGTTTTTATTAGAAGAGCCAGATAGATTATCGGCTATTGCCAACTTGGTAAAGCATGTCAATGACACGGGCAATACATTGGTATTGGTAGACCGTGTGGCAGCAGGCCACGCCTTGATCGAGCGCCTGGGCGATCAAGCTGTATTTGTATCAGGTGCAACCAAAGCAGGAGCAAGACAAGATGAATATGATGAAATTGCAACAAGCACTGGGAAGATTATTGTGGCGACTTATGGTGTGGCCGCTGTGGGTATTAATATCCCTAGGATTTTTAATCTGGTTCTTCTTGAGCCCGGAAAGAGCTTTGTCCGTGTTATACAATCAATTGGGCGAGGTATTAGGAAAGCGGAAGACAAAGACCACGTCCAAATCTGGGATGTGACCAGCACCTGTAAGTTTGCCAAACGACACTTGACCAAACGAAAAGTATTTTACAGAGATGCCAACTATCCCTTCTCACAAGAAAAACTAGAATGGAAATAATGGTTGTAATTTTTAACAAACCTGCTATAATAACAACATGCGTATATTAACTTTAGATAAAAACGAACCATTTGATCTCGACCATCTTCCTGAAGAAGTAGATGATATGAGATTTGCTATTTTTGACAATAGCGATCCCAAAGATCCTGACTATCATTATATTCCTTTGATCTTTCTTGAAAGTTTTAATGCGCCTGCATTGGTATTAAAAATCGGCAACACCAAAATTCGTATGCCCATGGACTGGCAAATTCTTATTGGCGAACCGGAAATAGGCGACCTTGAAGTGTTGCCACTGACCAGTATCAACGACCGTGGATTCAAAGTATTTCAGTTCAACCCATTGAGCAGTTTCCGTCCCAGCTTTCCAGACATTGAAATTGTAGATGTTTATCACGAAGTGGCTTGGTATGCTCCCAAGTTAAAAAACGGACAAATGCTGTGTGTTCCTATTACTGACGGACCAAAGCCCGATTGTGTGTACTTTGTCAAAGACATTAGCCGTAACTGTGAAATTGTAGACTACAGCAAGGCCTGGTAATGAGCGACAAGTTGAACATTGGCAACGAAATGCGACAGTTGGATCGCAAGAACAGAAACTTTTATCAAGAGCTGACTGACGAAGAACGCAAGAAGTTTTCGACATTTCTAATGATCAGATGGGGCAGTTCAGTAGAAGGTTCACCGGAACTGCAACAGTTTTATCTCATTGCCACTAATGAACGGCTCAACAAGCATTTCTTTACACTGAGCAAGCACCCAGAACTGCAATGGCTGTGTGCCACCACTGTGAGTCCAGATATGGGCACTCCTAGGCATACTTGGATTGCTCCAAAGAAAAAAGAACCCGGTGCCAGCAGTATACGCAAGCAGTTGTCGGAACTGTACCCGCATATGAAAGATGACGATATTGCTGTGCTGGCGTCAATGACAACCAAAAAAGAAATTGACGAACACTACAAGTTGATGGGCCAAGAAAAGAAAAAATGAAGCACACTTGTCAGTTTTGTAAAAAAGATTTTGTTAGAGAAACAAGTCTCACTGTGCACAGTTGCGAGCCACGCAAGCGTAGACAGGAACGTTCGGAACGTGGGGTAGAACTGGGGTTTCAAGCATACATCAAATTTTATGAAATGACGCAGGGCAGTGCCAAGTTAAAAACCTATGATGATTTTTGTAGCAGTCCTTATTACAAGGCTTTTGTCAAGTTTGGACGTTACTGTGTGAGTATACGTGCTATCAATCCTGCAAGGTTTATGGAATGGGTACTAAAGCAAAACAAAAAGATTGATCATTGGTGCAGTGACACAGTTTACACAGAGTACTTGGCGTTTTATTTGCGTGTGGAAAATGTCGACGATGCATTGGCCCGTGCAATGGAGTTTGGTATTGATTGGTCAGAAAAAACAGGCAATCCACCGCATGATTGTTTACGCTACGGCGGCACCAATGCAATGGTGTATGCTGTCACAGCAGGACGTATCAGCCCTTGGATAATATTCAACAGTGAGTCTGGGCAACATTTTTTAAGTGAGTTAAATCAGGAACAGATTGCTATAGTGTATCCTTATATTGATGTTGATCACTGGCAAAAACGATTTCAGGACTATCCTGCAGATCAAGAGTATGCCAAGGATATTTTAAAACAGGCAGGATGGTAATGAGTGCAGATATTGATATTGACTTTGCTGATCGCAATCAATTGCTGGAGTTGATTCAGCATACACCAGCACGCCAACTGCATCAAGGACAAGTTCGACGTCACAATTCCGGTGTGTATGTTACCAACATTCCGCAAGATCCAGTCAACCATTGTGCTGCCATTGACTACAAAGCCGCAGAAGAATTAGGATACTTTAAAATTGACCTGTTGAACATGAGCGTGTATC